GCTGGTGTAAAAAAGAAACAAAAAATAGAAGCGCAATATGGTCCAAGTCAAGATGAAAGAGACCGAATGGAGCGTAAAAAGTCTCGAGAAGAATCTGACGTATACACATCTCCAAATGGAAAGTCTGGCGGAATGGGTCCTGTTAAAATGGCTAAAGGCGGTTCCGCTTCGAGCCGTGCTGATGGTTGCTGTGTTAAAGGCAAAACCAAAGGCACGATGATTAAAATGAAGTCTGGCGGCATGAGCTGCTAAGGAATAATCATGGCTACTAGCTATCGCAAACCTACCGAGCAAGAAACAGCTAAGTTGGACAAATCACGAGAGTTAATGAACCGTGGTATTGAAGACGAGAAAGGAATCATGGCTCGTTTAATGCCAACAATGGCAAAATCTGCCCGTGATGATATCCGCGCAGCAAAACAAATGCGTGAGTCTGTACCTGCCTCCGCCCGTGAGTATGAAGCGTATAACGACGCTGGTTACAAAAAGGGCGGCGCTGTTAAAAAAATGGCTAAAGGCGGATCAGCTTCTAGTCGTGCTGATGGCTGTGCTGTTCGCGGTAAAACCAAAGGGCGAATGATATGATGTCTAGTCGCGGTATGGGGGCAATGCTCCCTTCAAAGATGCCCGGTGGAAAGCGTAAAGCTCGCCGCGACGATACTGACTTCACGCAGTATGCTGAAGGTGGCACGGTTGACCCAGAGGCTGGGTTTGTAGGGAATGCTGGGGTGCCGCAATTGGATGATGGGACGTTAAACCAACGTTTTCAAGAAGCTCGGCGCAGTAACAACGCTCCTCGCACACAGGCTTTGCAAAAAGAACTAGAGTTCCGACAAGGCAAACGCAAGCAGCTAAAAACCGGTATGTACGCAAAAGGCGGTGTAACTAAAAAGGCCAAAGCCTTGCCGGGTTTTAAAGGACTTAAGGGGTACAAATAATGGCTAGTAGCAAGGTAAATGCCGCTGGCAACTACACCAAACCCAGCTTGCGTAAGAAGATTGTGTCACAAGTTAAAGCTGCAGCTACGCATGGTACAGGAGCAGGTCAGTGGTCAGCCCGTAAAGCGCAGCTAGTGGCTAAGAAATACAAAGCTGCTGGCGGAGGATATAAAGATTGAAAGCGCCGCAACAATCCTTAAAAGCTTGGGGTGACCAGAAATGGACAACCAAGTCCGGCAAGAAATCCTCGGAAACGGGTGAGCGGTATTTGCCAGAAAAAGCTATTAAAGCATTAAGCCCTGCGGAGTATGCAGCAACAACTAAAGCTAAACGAGCAGGTAAGGCGGCAGGTAAACAGTTTGTAGCCCAGCCAAAACGTATCGCAAAGAAAACAGCAGGATATAGATAATGACCACATCCGGCACCTCATCGTTTAATCTTGACCTCTCCGAGTTGGTGGAAGAGGCTTTTGAGCGTTGCGGCAAAGAGTTGCGTACTGGATATGATCTGCGTACAGCACGTCGTAGCATTAACCTATTGACGGTTGAGTGGGCAAACCGTGGCATTAACTTGTGGACTATCGAGCAAGGTCAGATTCCGATGGTTACAGGGCAGGCAACTTACGCTCTACCTACTGAGACAATTGATCTGTTGGATACCGTTATTCGTACAGGTTCCGATCAAAATCAGGTTGATATCAACATTACCCGTATCTCTGAGTCCACTTACATCACAATCCCCACTAAAAACGCTCAAGGGCGTCCCATTCAGGTGTGGATTAACCGGCAGTCTGGCAATACAAACGCAATTGCTACGACAACTTTAAACGGTGGGATAACGGCAACAGATACAACTATTACTGTGGTGTCGGCGGCAAACTTACCAAGCCAAGGCTACATCAAGGTTGATAACGAAATTATTATGTACCAGAACGTAAGCGGCAGCCAACTGTTGAACTGCTTTCGTGGACAGGCTAATACAACGGCAGCCTCGCATTTAACAGCAGTTTCTGTTTACCAAACATTTCCACCAAACATTAACGTCTGGCCTACACCTAATGCACCGGGTGACCAATATACGTTCGTTTACTACAGAATGCGTCGTATTCAAGACTCTGGTGGCGGCGTATCTACACAAGACATTCCGTTTCGTTTTATCCCCTGTTTGGTTTCTGGGCTTGCGTTTAGCCTAAGCATGAAGCTGCCAGAAGTGGATCCAAATAGAATTGTTATGCTTAAACAAGATTACGAACAACAGTTCCAACTTGCTGCAGACGAGGACCGAGAGAAGGCTTCTATTCGTTTTGTGCCTCGAAACCTTTTTTACTAAGGTGACGTATGCCTAGTAAATTTGCGTCAGGTAAGTATGCGATTGCCGAATGTGACCGGTGTGGTCAAAGGTACAAGCTAAAAGAATTAAAGAAGCAGATATTAAAAACGCATTTGTATAACGTTAAGGTTTGCCCTAGTTGTTGGGATCCAGATCAGCCGCAGTTGCAGTTAGGCATGTATCCTGTTAATGATCCACAAGCAGTTCGGGAACCAAGACCAGATACGAGTTACGTTGTTTCAGGTTTAGATATTGACGGCGATCCGTCTGGCGGCAGTAGAATATTTCAGTGGGGTTTTAATCCTGTTGGTGGCGCAAGAGATAACGGTCTCACGCCTAATGACTTGATTGTGCAGGTTCAACTTGGTACAGTTACAATAGCAACTACTTAAGGAGCCTATCATGGCATACAAACGTGGCGCAGATGGCATAGCAAAGAAAGGCAAGACTGAAGGCAAGAACCTTGGCAATGACGGCCCGACCGTTGCTGCAATGAAAGGCAAAGGCTCAAAAGGTGCTTCAGGCGTTACATCTTTAGCAATGAAGAAGATGGGTCGTAACATGGCTCGCGCTATGAACCAGAAAGGTGGCTAACATGGCTAAATTTAGTAAGAAACTAATGGGTAAAGAAGTTGGCTCAGCAGCGGTTTATGCTGAACCCCACACAATGAAGAGTGGCCCTGTGAACGCAGAAGAATCTATTAGCCGCAAGCCCGACCCAAACACATTGCAAGCCCAAAAGATTCGTTTGGATACGCCTGCCTCGCGTGTAAGTGCTGGTGATCCAGCCCGTAATGATGTCAAGACAACTGGTATCGAGACTCGCGGTAATGGCTGTGCAACTAAAGGTCGTATAGCTCGCGGACCAATGGCATAATGAACTACTCTGAACTCTCTGCTGCTATTCAGGATTATTCGGAAAGCGATGAACAAATGTTTGTCGATAATATTCCCGTTTTTGTCAGAGCGGCAGAGCAGCGTATTTATAACTCGGTTCAGTTTTCGTATCTGCGTAAGAACGTAACAGGATCGGTTACACCTAGTAATCCGTATTTATCGGCTCCAAATGATTTTTTATCGGTGTATTCCATAGCCGTTATTTTGCCAACAGGTGAGTACGAGTACCTGCTAAACAAGGACGTGAACTTTATTCGTCAGGCGTACCCGTCTTCAACAGACACCGGAGTGCCAAAGTATTACGCTATTTTTGGTCCTACAACAACTTCCGGTAACCCTCCTGTTTTGACCAACGAGATGTCTTTTATCTTGGGTCCAAAGCCTGATTCTAGCTACTCTGTTGAGCTGCACTACTTCTTCTATCCAGAGTCTATCGTGACTGCAAGTACGACGTGGCTAGGGGACAACTTTGACACGGCATTGTTCTACGGTGCGCTGCGGGAAGCTGCTGTGTTCCAGCGCCAAGAGCCTGATATGGTTCAGAATTACGAGCAGAAGTACATGGAAGGTATGTCTCTGTTGAAACAGTTGGGCGATGGCAAAGAGCGTCAAGACGCATACAGATCCGGTCAGGTAAGGTACCCCGTCAAATGAGCTTCACTGGAAATTTCCTCTGCGATAGCTTTAACCCGGGGTTAACCTCCGGGCGGTTTGACTTTAGTCCTAACACAACAGACGTATATTACATAGCGTTGTACACCAATTCGGCTACGCTTGATGCCTCTACGACTGCGTACACAACAACAGGTGAAGTTGTTGCAGCAGGCTATACAGCGGGTGGGGTTGTTCTAACTCCAATTTATGCAACCAGCGATGGTGGCGCGTACATTAGCTTTAATTCTGCTTCTTGGTCTGGATCATTCACAGCCCGTGGCGCGTTAATTTATGAGCCGGGCAATAACAACGCTATTTGTGTGCTGGATTTTGGCGCGGATCGTACTTCAAGTGCAACTTTTACAGTGCAGTTTCCACCTGCTGTTGCAGGCTCTGCATTACTACAGCTTCCTTAAGGGGTTTTAAAATGATGAAAGATAGCGCAACTACAGGCGACGCAATTGGAGCCTCTGTAACCATTAACAACAGTGTATCTGCCAGCATGATGGCTGGTGGTGTATACCACGTCCAATGTTTTGACAAAGACGGCAACCTTAAGTGGGAAGATAAAGCCCCCAACCTAGTGGTTAATCAGGGCTTAAAAGACATGAACGACAAGTACTTTTCAGGTGCCGCTTATACGGCAGCTTGGTACTTAGGTCTTGTAACTGGCCCCGGTAGCGGTACCACATTTGCTGCTGGCGACACACTTGCCTCCCATGCTGGCTGGACTGAGTTTACAAACTACTCCGGTAACCGTGGTGCTGTTACGTTTGGCGCTGCAACAACGGCTGATCCTTCGGTCATTACAAACCCCTCGCCCGTACAGTTCACTATTACAGGTGCCGGCGGCACAGTGGCTGGTGCGTTCTTGGCAAGCGTAGCGACTGGCACATCGGGCATTTTGTTCTCTGAATCGGACTTCCAGTCCCCCGGCGACCGTGTTGTTGTGTCTGGTGACGTTTTGAATGTTACCTACCAATTCTCTCTTGATGCAGTTTAAGGATTATTATGGCTACCAAATTTGTTAAAGGTCAGAGTGTAAAGCTTGCCGCTGTTGTTCCACAGGGCGCGGTTGAAAAGCTGCGCATGGACGAGGATGGCAACTTCTTTTATATGATTCAGTGGACAGACGCAGGCGGGCAGATTCAGCAGCGTTGGTTTCCAGAGAATGACTTGGTTGAGGCGTAGTGTTTGCAGGATCGCCATTTGCTACAGCCCCCTTTGCCGCACTAAGCGGCAATACTTATTTTGTTTCAATTACTGAGTCGGCAACAGCTAGTGACGCATCCTCTGCTTTAGTTTCGTTTATTTCCAGCATTTCAGAATCCGCCACGGCCTCAGACAGTGTTTCTGCATTAGCTACGTTTCTTGCAAGTATTGCGGAGACCGCTACAGGCGCAGACTCTATATCGTCATCCTTTTCAATTAACGGTGCTGTATCTGAGTCGGCCTCTGGTAGCGACACGGTATCTTCTGGGGTGACGTTTAGTGTTGCAGTGCAAGAAATTGCCAACGGTGCTGATCTTGTATCGTCTCTTGTGCAGTTTGGTGGAAACATCCAAGAACTTGCCTTGGCATTAGATTCAAGCTCTGCGCTGGCTAACTTTGTAGCGTCTGTCCTTGAGTCTACGACCGCAACAGACTCGGTTTTAGTGGCACCCAGCGTGTTTAGTGCAGCGGTGGTAGAGTCGGTAACAGGTTCGGATTCAACGGTTTCTGGTGTGATTCTGGTAGTAAATATTGCCGAAGCCGCGTCTGGGGTAGATTCCGTAGCAAATAATATAGCGTTTGGTGTGGCAGTAAATGAGCTTGCTACAGGCACGGCGACTGCTGGAACTACAATAGCGTTTGGTGTGTTAATTCAAGAACTTGGCATTGCCGCAGATAGCATATTGGCTAGGTTTTTGTGGGAACTTATCAATGACAGCCAGACCGTTGCGTGGCAAAATATAGGTAGTAGCAGCACAACCGTTTGGCAGACAATTAATGACTTTGAAAGCTCAGACTGGACTCCAGTTGATACTTCTCTGTCGTAAGGAAAGAACATGGCATTAGTTGTTAAAGATCGGGTAAAAACAACGACCACAACGACTGGTACGGGAACAGTGACGCTTGGTGCAGCGGCAACAGGATTTCAGAGTTTTTCTGTTATTGGCGACGGTAACACGACGTATTACACAATTACAGACACAGTTACGGGCGATTGGGAAGTTGGTATTGGTACGTACACGGCTTCTGGTACAACTCTTTCACGCACAACGGTGCTGGACTCTTCTAGTGGTGGCTCGTTAGTTAACTTTGCGGCTGGCAGTAAGGACGTGTTTGTGGTGTATCCGGCTGAAAAGGCGGTGTATCAAGACACAGCAGGTGATGTAACGGTAGCAGGAAACATCACCGGTCAAGAGATGACCGCCTCAAACGGACTGCTTGTGCATAGCGCGCTGATTACTATAAACCATACGGTTCCTTCTGGATATAATGTTATTAGCGCAGGGCCGATTACGATTGATAGTGGCGTGACCGTGATAATAACTGATGGAACATGGGTGGTTGTATGACGATTACGATCAATGGCACGACTGGAATTTCAGGTGTTGATGGGTCATCTGGTACGCCCGCGTATCAAGGTAACGACGCTAACACAGGCATCTCGTTTGGCACGGATATTGTCACCATCAACACAGGCGGCACAGCAAGGGTCACGACTGACTCTAGTGGTAGATTGTTAGTTGGAACATCAACAGCTCCATCAAGTAATGCAGTAAGAGAAGTTCTTACAGGTGGAACTTCAAACTATTTACAATTTACTAGCACAACAAATGATGGTTTTAGTTTGGGGAATAGTGGTGGAAGTGGTGTGTTTTTTACTTTTACTGGCGCGCAAGGTTCTGAAACATATACAGAACGTATGCGTATCGACTCCTCTGGTAATGTAGGTATTGGTACAAGTAGCCCTAGTGGAATTTTAGATGCTCGCGGAGCTGTTTATTTAGGAAACACATCAACAGGCACAACTACTTTTGTTCGTGGTGCGTCAAACTGGAATTTTGCTGGTTTAAATGTTATTAGAAATGCTGCTAATACAGGCAATCCAAGAAGTATTGCTATGCCTTTGGATGGCGATAATTTAGCCAGTACAACTATTGGTGAATACAACGCTATTTGGGGTGCTTACGATTCATCCCCAACAACAAGCTCTACATCTTCTGCATTAAATGGTGCGATGGTATATGGCGCATACGCTGGACATCGGTGGGTTACTAATGGCACAGAACGTATGCGCATCGACTCCTCTGGCAACGTGGGGATTGGTACGACTTCGCCTGCTGCAAGGTTAAGTTCTAACGTAAGCGGCGCAGGGTCGGTTACTGCATTAAATCTTACAAACAGTAATACCGGGCTTGCGGCGGGGACTGGGCCAGCAATTAACTTTGGTATTAACGATAGCACTACCCTTGGCGCTTTTGGAAAACTTGAAGTATTAAACGAGACGGCAACTACCGGATCAAATAGCTACATGACGTTTTTCACCCGTAGCGCAGATGTGTTAGCCGAGAAAATGCGTATCACTTCTGGTGGCAGAGTACTGGTTAATTCAACTAGTGATGTTGGAGGAAACAACCCAGCGTTTTCAGTAAACGCGGAAAATGCTTCTGCGTTTAGCAACATAATGGAAGCGCGGTGGACGGGAACAGCCAGTATTTACCACTTATTAGTTAGAAATGGAAACGGGCTAATTGGTGGTGTTACATCGTCCGGTTCGACCACAGCATTTGTTACATCATCAGACTACCGCCTAAAAGAAAACGTAGCACCCATGCAAAACGCATTGGCAACTGTTGCAGCACTAAAGCCTGTCACATACACATGGAAAGCAGACGGGTCAAACGGTCAAGGCTTCATTGCCCACGAATTGCAAGCCGTAGTCCCCGATTGCGTGACTGGCGAGAAGGACGCAGTAGACAAAGATGGCAAGCCGCAACACCAAGGCGTAGACACATCATTCCTAGTCGCTACATTAGTGTCAGCAATCCAAGAGCTAACCGCTAGACTCGAAGCGCTGGAGAACAAATAATGGCTAGTAAACTCAAGCTAACCGAGCTTCTGTACCCGACATCGACGACCGCTGCCATTACGATTAACTCGGATGACACCGTGACGTTCGGTGCGCCAACAACGACTATTACAAACTTATCAACTACAAGCATTACGGACTCAGGCAACCTAACCTTCACAGGCACAGGCAATCGTATTACGGGTGATTTTAGTAATGCAACTATTGCAAGTCGGGTTTTACTGCAAAGCAGCACGACAAACGGTCAAAGCTCACTTGGTTTGCTGCCAAATGGGACTTCTACACAGACCCAATACATTGCCTTCAACAGCACAGACCCAGCGAATAGCTCATACATTCAAGCTTTAATTTCTGCAACAGAAGCGCGGATTAACAGTGGGCAACTTGGCACGGGAACTAACCTGCCAATGACCTTCTACACAGGCGGCAGCGAGAGAGTCAGGATTGATACCTCTGGCAACGTGGGGATTGGTACAAGTTCGCCTGCAAGTAAGTTAGAGGTTACTGGTGATGTCCAGCAAACTTGGGCGGCTTCAATGGATCGGTTTGTCGGTTCAAAATTTAGCACCACTTATGAACTAGGTGTTCATTTTCTAGAATCATCGCGGGAGACAAGACTTGTTAGTAAAGCGGCTGATAGCACAGGATTAATTTCGTTTTATACCGGAGTAACTCCAACGGAACGTATGCGTCTCGACTCCTCTGGCAATATATTTGCACCATTTAGTAATGTAACCCAAAGTTTAGTTGTAGGTGGGAATGGTGCAACGTCTAATCTCGGTGCAAGAATTTGCGTTAAAAGCCCAATAACAGCGGGTGCTTCATTAAATTATGCAATGCATATAAATGACCCAAATACCAATACTGCTGGCGGTTTAAATTTAATTGCGTTTTCGCATAATTCAGAGGACTACAGTGCTGGTAACGTCCGTGCCTCTATGGGCGCAACTATTGATGGAGGGGGAGCAGGTTCATTAGTATTTAGAACTGGCGGTTTTGGCTCTCAAGCAGAGCGTATGCGCCTCGACTCCTCTGGCAACTTGCTGGTGGGGACTACTGTTCCGTATGCGACAGGTTGTTTTGTAAATACCGTAGGTGGTGCAGCCATATATTCAGCAACTGGCGCTGTCAATGCTGATTGTTTTTCATTTAATTCTGTCAGTACATCTGCAACTGTATATGGTATTGGAATGTACAGTAACGCATCGGCGGCGAACACAGCCTATTTGTTTAGAGGGTTTCATAGCACATCAACATTTTGCTTTGGTATTGCTGGAAGTGGAAACGTAACAAACACGAACAATAGTTACGGCGCAATCTCTGACATAAAGTTAAAAGAAAATATTATTGACGCAACACCAAAACTAAATAAATTAAATCAAGTTCGGGTTGTTAATTACAATTTCATTGGTGACACACAAAAACAACTAGGTGTTGTAGCGCAAGAGTTAGAACATATTTTCCCAAGCCTTGTTGAAGAATCTGTTGATCGTGATAAAGAAGGCAAAGACCTTGGCACAACTACTAAGTCGGTCAAATACAGCGTGTTCGTTCCGATGCTAATTAAAGCAATCCAAGAACAACAAGCCCTAATCACCCAACTGCAAGCTGATGTAGCAACATTGAAGGGAGCAGCATAATGGCTGGCGTACTAAGTCTGAAGACACCTTCTACTGGTCTGGTTACTTTAACCCCGACTAACACTGCGACCGATAAGACTATTACCTTACCTGCAACAACAGGAACAGTAGTGATACAGGACGGCACTAGCACAGCCACAGTCGTTAACCTTGCGTACACAGGCACACTCACGGGCGGCACAGGTGTTGTCAACCTTGGATCGGGTCAGTTTTATAAGGATGCTTCTGGCAACGTGGGGATTGGTACGAGTTCACCTGCAAATCGCCTTGATGTTACTGCGCCACTAGGCGCGGTTAATGTATCTTCTAGTACTGGTACAAACTACGTCAAAATGCAAGTGAATAATACTGGGGGTTCTTTCCAGTTTGCAATTGAAAATTCAGCAGGTGGTAATTTTGGAGCGCCTGCTTATGCTCGGGTTCTTTGGAATGATGGCGCATACCCTACAGTTTTTTATACATCCTCTACAGAACGTATGCGCATCGACTCCTCTGGCAACGTGGGGATTGGTACGAGTTCACCTACAGGTAAGCTAGATTTATTTACTAACGCAACTAGCGGTTCAATTTCTAACCTTACGTTTAGTGCTAATAATGCGTCGTCTGCAAAAAAAGACTATGTGCAATTTGCGCCAACTATTGAGTTTAATACTGCAAGTTCAGAGGCGGGTGGATATGTCTTAAAAGTATTGCAGCAAGGTGCTTATAAAAACAGCATTGTTGCAAGCGGCATTACAAACAACTCAAGTAATTTCTTAGCGTTTAGCACCACAAATGAAGCTATGCGCATCGACTCCTCTGGCAACGTGGGGATTGGTACGTCAAGTCCGTTAGCCAAACTGCAGGTGTATCCTACTGTTGGTGCGCCAGCATCGTCAGGTAGCCTAAACACTGGAGTTATTTTTGCAGAAGGCGCTGGTGGGCCGTCGCTTAATATGGGCAATTTTAATTCGGGAGGTACGTACTACGCGTGGATTCAATCCGCCTTCGTCAACAATGCTGCTGTAGTCCAACCGCTCGTTCTTCAGCAAATCGGTGGCAACGTGGGGATTGGTACGAGTTCGCCAGACAACGCACTTACAATTCAAGATTCTGGTGCAGGTGTTAATAAACGATTTTCTATTAGAAATGGCGATAGCACAAACAATCATAAATTAACAATGGGGTATAACGCTGGCGCATTAAGCGGTTTTATTCCAAACGGCTCAGTATTTATTACTGGTGAAACCAATGGAGGCTATGGAACGCTTACAGCTTTGTCAATTGGAACAATAAGCGCAACTCCAATAATTTTTGGCACTAGTAATTCAGAACGTATGCAGATTGACACCTCTGGCAACTTGCTGGTGGGGGGTACAACGCAAAGGGATAGCGCAAAAATTACTTGCGAAACAAGCCTAAATGGTCTTGCAGTCTATGTTGTTCCAAATACAAATGCTGTGGATTTTGCAATATTTAGAGCAAACGCTGGAACACTTTGCGGCGCGATTTCTAGAGTTGGTACTACTGCCGCTGTCGTTTACACAGCAACTTCGGATTACAGGCTAAAAGAAAATGTTATGCCAATGACGGGGGCATTAGACAGGGTTGCAGCACTAAAGCCAGTGACTTTTACATGGAAAGACGGCGGCGTTGATGCTGAAGGATTTATTGCCCATGAGTTTGCTGAAGTTTGCCCTCATGGAGTAATAGGAGAAAAAGATGGTGTTGATGAAAATGCTAACCCTAAATATCAAGCAATGGATTCATCTGTGGCAATACCAATATTAACTGCCGCAATCCAAGAACAACAAGCCCTAATTCAATCCCTTACAACCCGCTTAAACGCTTTAGAAGGAAACTAAAATGACCACAATCACATGGCAAATCGAGCAGATGTCTTGCTACCCACAGGAACTTGGCGAGACTGATGTAGTATTCTCAGCCGCATGGCGTGTAAACGGCACAGACGGTACATATAACGCTACGGTCTATGGCTCACAAAGTGTTGCTCCGTACACAGAAGGTCAGCCGTTTACCCCCTACGCAGACCTCACACAAGCGCAAGTAATCGGCTGGGTGCAAGATGCAATGGGCGCAGAACAAGTCGCAGCGATTAACGCTAACATTGAGCAGCAGATCGAAAGTCAAGTAAATCCGACCGTTGTAAATCCACCACTTCCTTGGGTAGCATAATGAAAGAAATCACTATCTCTGTCGAACTTGCAAACGCAATCCTTGGCTACCTTGGCTCAAAGCCATACAGTGAAGTGTTCCAACTGATCCAAGCCATGCAACAATCTGCAGACAAGCCCGCTGCAGAGGCAACTGAATAACTAGGAGTCCCCCATGCCAAGTACCTACAATAACGCCCTACGAATTGAAGAAATAGCCAACGGTGAGCAATCGGGACTGTGGGGGACGACCACAAACAAAAACCTCGGGCAGTTAATTGTGCAAGCCGTTACAGGCACAACAGCTCTTAACGTAACTGCTGGCAACATTACACTTACAGCCCTTGACGGTATTGTAGATGAGGCGCGTAGTGCTGTTCTTGCGGTGACTGGTACGCCGGGCGTAACTCGTATATTGACCATTCCAAACGTCACAAAGCTTTACACAGTAAACAACGCTACGGCTAATATCGTCCAAGTTAAAACCACTTCAGGCACCGCGTTTGATTGCCCTGCCTTGTCGCAGTCGTACATAGTTTGTGATGGGGCTAACGTTGTTACCGGTCGTTCGATTACGGATGGTGCTAATACTATTACATCATCAGCAGCGCCCTTTAACTCACCAACCTTTACAGGCGTTCCTATAGCGCCCACTGCTGCACCGGGAACAAATACCACTCAGTTAGCGACTACAGCTTTTGTAACAGCCGCCGCAGCTACTAAGGTTTCATCCGTTACAGCCACAGCACCCGTAGCCTCTACTGGTGGAACAACTCCTATAATCAGCATGGCAGCGGCTACCACTAGCGTTAACGGCTATCTGACAAGCACCGATTGGACTACGTTTAACGGCAAAGGCTCTGTGACGAGCGTTGCAGCAACAGCAGGGACCGGCATATCAGTAACTGGTAGTCCAATTACGACAAGCGGCACGTTAACCATAACTAATACTGCACCAGATCAAACGGTAGCCTTAACTGCTGGAACGGGTATATCTACTAGCGGAACATATCCAAACTTTACGATCACTAATACATCCCCATCAAGCGGTGGTACGGTTACAAGCGTAGGTGGAACAGGAACCGTTAACGGCATCTCTCTGTCTGGCACAGTTACAACCTCTGGCAACCTATCGCTTGGCGGTACGCTAAGTGGCGTAAGCTTAACAAGTCAAGTGACTGGAACTTTGCCGGTAGCCAATGGCGGTACAGGCGTTACTACTTCAACGGGTAGCGGTGCAAATGTACTTGGAACATCACCAACAATTGCTGATTTAACAATTTCAGGCACAAGCGGTAATGTCTTTAGCTCAACTTACACACCAACCTTAACAAACGTTAATGGAATTAGCTCATCAACTGCCAGCGTTTGTTATTTTACGCGGATTGGTAGTGTGGTAACGGTCTCAGGTCAAATAACCATTAATACTACTGGAGCCGGCCTTACCAAAATGAGAATGACTTGTCCTGTTGCTAGTAATTTTAGCTCAACCAGTCAAGCGGCAGGAACTTTTAATAACCTAGATTATGTCTCCGCGATAAACGGTGGAATTACTGGTTCGGGGTTTGCCAATAGCATTGAATGGAGACTTGATGACTCAGTTGGTGGCACCCGTATTTTTTCTTTTAACGCTGCTTATTTAGTGGTTTAAATGGTTACGGCAAAGAAACCAGTAGCTAAGACCGCTGTTAAAAAGGCAGTGGTTAAACGCGACCCTGTTAAACGCGCACCAGTAAAGCAAGCCAAGCCTGCGCCACGGGACATGACGGACAAGATTCTTGACCTGATTAAGTGGGTAGATAATCCATTCAAGCTAGTGTCAGTCGTTCTGTTGTCTACCATTTTTTTCTTGGGCTATCTTACTTGGGACAGCCGACAAGTTATTCTGGCAGCAATTAGTAGCAACAGCACCATGCCGCAGCTAAAGACCCACGATGAACTTTTGCCTCTAGCAAACAATCTGGTCAAAGATGTAAACGCTGTCGGTATAGTCGTAAACAAAGTAAACCTAGCGACCAATAGCAGAACCACAGTCTTAGCAATTGGAAACGGTGAACGCAACCATAAGCTAGAAGGCGTGACTGTCAGTCTGTTTGCTGCATCCCCTGAGCGCAACGCTGACATTGTTTCTATGCTTAACAACGAGGTTGCCTGTAAGCCGTTTGAATCGTCATCGCCCGTTGGTGAGTGGGCAAAGTCGGTCGGTGTGAAGTATATGTGTAGAGCCTCAATCCCTAGTGAGATTGGAAAATTTGCTGGGGATATTGCTGTAGGTTTCAAAGAAGAACCACGGGACTTGGTGTCTATTAAGACCCGCATGATCTTAACCGCAACGGAGATGGACAAATGAAAACCAAATGGGCAGCATTCAAGGCTTGGTGTATCGCCAAGTGGACAGCAATCAAAGTATCGTTTTCAGGCGTGAGGTTCTAACATGATCCCTATTCTCGACATTTTAAACATCGGGTCAAAGATTGTTGATAAGTTCTTTCCCGACCCAGAGCAAAAAGCCAAGGCGCAACTTGAGCTAATGAAAATGCAGCAAGATGGGGAGCTGCAAAAGATTCAAGCTGATATACAGGCAGAGCAGGAGCTGACCAAGCGCCATGTGGCTGATATGGCATCGGACTCTTGGTTGTCTAAGAACATCCGTCCGTTGATGCTGATCTGCTTGTTTTCTGCTTACACCGTATTCTCCGTTGCTTCTGTGTTTGAATTTGAAGCAAAAACGGTTTATGTGGAGCTACTGGGTCAGTGGGGCATGTTAGCTTTTGGGTTTTATTTCGGGTCACGCGGCGCAGAGAAAATCGCCGAAACAATCGCAAAGAGAAAAGAAAATGCAAAGTAATTGGGACAACGCTTTTAAGATGATGCTCGCCTCAGAGGGCGGCTATGTTAACCACCCAAGCGACCCGGGCGGCATGACCAATCTTGGCGTAACAAAGCGTGTTTGGGAAGAGTGGGTTGGGCGTGAATCCAACGAGAAAGAGATGCGTAGCCTGACCCCTGAGATGGTCGAACCGCTATACAAACGCAAGTTTTGGGATGCTTGCCATTGTGATCTTTTACCTAGTGGTATTGACTATCTGGTGTTTGATTTTGCTGTGAACGCTGGCTGTGGGCGTTCTGCCAAGATTTTGCAGACTGCCGTGGGGGTAACGCCTGACGGTGGGATCGGCCCAATTACTTTGGCCGCTGTAAAGGCTATTCCAGAAAATGAGCTTGTCGAAAAGTTTAGCCAAGCCAAAGAGGACTTTTACCGCAGTCTGAACACTTTTGGGGTGTTCGGCAAAGGTTGGATAAACCGCGTTGCGGCTGTTAAAATCAAAGCATCTTCAATGGTGACATAATGAAAAAACTACTTGTACTCCTCTTGCTGACATTTAACGCCCAGGCTCAGACAATAGCAGTCTGCAAAGGCGAATACGCACTTTGTGCAGCCTCGCCAACGACTCTCACTGGCAAGACCATATCCGTGGCAGGCAAGACATTTAAAGAGGGCGTAGCGGTCTGTCCGGTGCTCACTGGCGATGCTGTGGCAAACATGAATCTTATGCAAGGATCGTGCAATGCACCGAAAGGCAAAGTCTGGTCTTTGTTTGGAGTGCCACCATTGACTGCATACCCTCAAGCACCAGATTGGACTGTGCAGCCTGCGGTGTTTCGTTCGTTTAAGGTTGGAAATACACCAACAACGGGCATGAGCAATATGTGGTCGTTTTTATGCGACAAACAAACCAAGCAAGTAAACGGTGTGACTTTGGCAAGCTGCTACGGGCCAGTGATGGAGTCACCGTGGACTGGCAACCACGTTGTGCTTGGCGAAACGGCGTTCACACAAGCACCCGTGGGCGCAAGTTATCCGGTTGGTGGCAATGTACCTTAATGTAAATAATATCGTGCGAAACGAGTGCCTTTAGACTCAATCAAGACGGTTTCAATGTCAAAACCTTGATTCTTGAGTTTGTAGACAATATCGGCCAAGCGTGTCGCACGATACAAAGTAATCGCTTCCCAGCTAGTGATTGAACGTTTCTTTTTTAAATGTGCAAATACTGCGTCGATTTTACTCATTTGAAATCCCCTGATTAAAGTTAGAACGGCACATCGTCGGATGGATCGTCTGGCAACCCGTCATATTGGGGGCGCAGCGGTGGCATGGCTTTGGGTTCATCCTTGGGCCGTGGGTCGTTAATGTATGCCCACCCGTCCCAAGAACCTTCCTTGAGTGGGATTACGTCCAGTTTGAGCATTGGACCGTTTTTGGTTTCGATAATTGAGCCAATGCGCTGGGAACGGTATTTCTGTTCGCCTTGGGCGTTTGTGTATTGGCCGACTGTGCAGCTGATTTCTTTAATAATTTTGGACATTCTATTCACCTATGATCTTGTTAAGAGCTGCGACCTTGGCATCGACTTCATCCAAGAACTTGTGAACTTCCACTTCTGTTGCTGCAATCCAATCATCATCCCGTTCCACTCTGTCAACAAATAACTGAGCTTTAAGTGGCATTCGTGGGTCAAATACAACGAAATCGCACCAGTCCCGATCAGCGCATCTCATTTGCCATTGCATTTGAGCGTAATACTTGGCCTCTATAGCATTACCGCCTTGAGAGTGTGTAAGCCATATTTCTAGAATCGTGCTTGATGATGGGCATTTAATTTCAACCATCCCTTTGCTGCCAACCAAGCCATCAGGAGACGCTCCAGACATTTCAATTGATGGGTGAGCTATGAACCCTACCTCCTCAACCATTTGTCCCGTATGCGCCTCGTATGCAGCTCTGGCGAACGGTTCTTGAGTTATGCCGTGAAGCATTGCGGCATTGGTAAATGATTCAGCTCTTGTATTGGTGATGCGCTCAAGAACTAATTGAGTCATGTAATTAGCTCGACTTGCTCCATAGCCTGTTTTGGTCTTGGCTAACACATCAGACAAGCGGCTAGCCGTCACTCGGCCAATTCTTGCTTGATGCCATGCGTCAGAACCTTGCTCTGCTGAGTACTCATCCATTTGCTTTCTCCTTTTTTGCACGATCAATGCGTGTTTTTTTAGCTGCGATTACTTTGGTTTGTAGTGATTGATTGCCCTCACAAGCGTCGTAAGCCAATTTATATGCTAATGCCAGTTCCTCAGAGTTTGAGGTGGCTTCGATGGCCGAGAGGTGGTCTGTGATGTCTGGCGTGGGGGCGGAGCGTCTGGTGGCTTGCTCGCCATCGTCATCCTCTGGGGCGATGCCGCAGGCCGCCATGAGTGATCCTCTGCGAGCATAGGTCAATGCGCTCATGTGGCCTTGTGGGTCTGCCTTGCTTGCAGGAAAGTGAAGGATTCCACATTCCAATATTTCGCCAGACTCATGGACAAAGACGGTTTCA